TGCCAGGCTCTATGCCGAGAAGCGCATCGGGGTGATCCCTGAAAACAGTCACCAGCCGGTTATGACCTTCTGGGACATCGGCGTTGGCGACTCCACGGCCATCTGGTTCGTGCGTCAGGTTGGCAACGAGTACCACGTTATCGACTTCTACCAGAACAGCGGTGAAGGCCTGCGTCACTACATGAAGGTGCTCAAGGACAAGGGTTACACCTACTCCGAGCACTGGGGTCCGCACGACATCGACAACCGCGAGTTCGGCAGCGATGCCAAGACACGGCGGGAAATGGCGCGTGAGGGCTACGAGATCGACGGGCAGCACTACCGCATGACGTTTCAGGTCGTGCCGAGAATCGGCGTCGACGACGGTATCGACCAGGCGCGCGAGATCCTCGCCCACTGCGCCTTTGACGAGGCGAAGTGCGAGGAGGGCATCACCGCACTCGAGAACTACCGCAAAGAGTGGGACGACAAGAAGGGCTGCTGGAAAGTCCGGCCGCTTCATGACTGGGCGTCTCACCCTGCTGACGCATGGCGCTACTTCGCTGTCTCCAAAACGAAGCGCGTCACCATGACCCACATTCCTGTCACCTTCACTTTCTGAGGCCATTCATGGCGAATTACAGCGACACCCGGCAGGAATATGCCGAGGCCTTGCCTGGCTGGCGTCTGGTGAAGCGTTGCGTAAAGGGCGCGCGCGAGGTGCGCAAGCATGATATCTACCTGCCGATGCCTGACCCTACGGACAAGTCGCAGGAGAACCTGGCTCGTTACGAACAGCTAAAAAAGCGGGCGATGTTCCTGAACGTCACCGGGCGCACTCGGGCCGGCCTGCTTGGCGCTGTGTTCCGCAAGACTGCCGAAGTGAAGCTGCCGACCGAAGTCGAATATCTGCAAGAAAACGCCAGCGGCGACGGCACGAGCCTTGAGCAGCTGTCGAAAAAGGCGGTCGGCGAATGCTTGGATACTGGTCGTGGCGGCTTCCTGGTCGATTACCCGAAGGTCAAGGCGGCCAGCGGCGTTTCATCCATGGCGGATGCGGCGAAGCAGAAAGCCCTGATCCACTTCTACGACGCCGAGTCGATCATCGACTGGGATGAGCAGGTCATCGACGGCGTGAAGCGCCTGGTCTACGTCAACCTGCAGGAATGCGTGTCGGTGTTCGACGCTGCTCAGTTGTCCCGCGAAGAGTACAAGCAGAATCGCGTGTTGCTGCTGATCGACGGAAAGTACGAGCAGCGGGTCTACAAGGAAGGCAGCGAAGACTTCACTCCGTCGAACCCGACCGACAAGAACGGCCAGCCATTCGACCACATCCCGTTCAGCTTCTTCGGCTCCGAGAACAACGACGCAGACATCGACAAGTCGCCACTCGAAGACCTGGCCGACGTGAACATCCTGCACTATGGCAACTCGGCCACGGTGGAAGAGGCGGGCTTCATCAGCAGCCAGCCGACGCTTTTCCTGACTACGGACATTTCCCCGGATGAGTTCGTGAAGCTCAACCCGAACGGGATGCGCATCGGCAGTCGCCGCGGTTACAACCTCGGCAAGTCCGGAAGCGCCTCGCTGGTACAGGCCAAGGAAACGCAGCTCTCCCTTGAGCTGATGCGAGACAAGCAAGACCAGATGGTCATGATCGGTGCTCGCATCGTCCAGCAGGGCGGCGGCAACGAGACGGCCGAGGCTGCGCGCATCCGTTACAGTTCGGACAACTCGATCCTTGGCACCGTGGCGGGCAACGTCTCCGAGGCGCTGCGCCGTGCCATTCTCGACGCCGAGTGCTTCATGATCGGCGAACCGAACGAGAAGGACACCGTGTTCTGGCTCAATCAGGAATTCTTCGATCAGGTCATGGATGCGCAGTCGATTTTGGCGCAGGTGCAGCTCTGGCAGCAGGGCATCATCGCTAAGAAGGATTTACGCACCAACCTGCGTCAGGCCGGTGTGCTGGAGTCAGATCGTACGGACGAGGATATCGATGACGATCGAGAGGACGAGGCGCCGATTGCGGGCAGTGAGCCCGATCCACTGACTGGCAAAAAGCCCGGGGTGAACGATGAGTAGTGAAGGCTACTTGACGGACGCCGCCACTCGGCACCAGATCTACGTCCAGCGATATGCTGGCGGAAATCTGAAGCGGGTGGCATCGTTCATCAGCAAAGCCATCAACACCGCCAAGGCTCGCGTCACAGCTGGCCTTAGCGCTTACGGGACTCGTAGATACAACTCGCAGATAGAAACGCTGCAAGGCGATTTGCGGGGCATTTACGACGACCTGAAGGGAAGGGCTCAATTGGACCTCGGCGAGTTCGCGGTCTACGAGGCTGAGTTCAACGCGACGATGCTGGGCAAGGTAGTCAGGGCGGTCGTGCAGCTCAGCGTGCCTTCGGCTGAAATGGTGAGCGCGGCGGCACTGGCTGATCCAATGCTGCTGGAGGCGCGCAAGGGCGTTCAGCGAATCAGCATCAGCGGTGCGCTCGATCAGTTCGGGACTAAGAAGGTGGCCGAGATCATCGGTGAAATCCAGATTGGTTCAAGCCTGGGTGAGACCAGCCAACAGATAGGTCGACGTCTTACCAGCGTCCACCAGTTACATCAGGATCAGGCGACATCGCTAGTCCGCACCATGACCAACCATGTCGCCAGCACGGCGCGCATGGAATCGCTGAAGGCGAACGACGACATCCTGCAGGGGTGGCGATGGATTTCGACGCTGGATAGCAAGACCTCGCACATGTGCCAGGCGCGCGACCAGCATCTGTATGGATGGGAAGACCCGAAGCCGCCCGGGCATTGGAACTGCAGATCAAGCGCGTTACCCGTGCTGAAAGAAGAGTTCGCTCGCGAGATTCCGGGCTCTACCCGACCCTCAATCGGCCCTGACGGCGTAACTTTGGTGTCGAGCAAGACGAATTATCAGGAGTGGCTTTCACGTCAGCCTGCCGCATTCCAACGCGACATCCTCGGCCCGAACCGCTACGCACTGTTCACCAAGGGTGAGCTGACCCTCGACAAGTTCGTCGACGACAACGGCAAGACTCTGACGCTGAAACAACTGAAAGACCTTGAGCCCTTGGCATTCGAGCGTGCAGGAATTTGAGATAACCTCCTGTGACCCAGCTACCGGACGCCAAATAATGAAACACGACACTCAAGTGCAGATAGCCAACGCATTGGGGCAGTTATTCGATGCCGTCTCTAAGCTTCAAACAGCGTACCCAGGAAAGCCCTTTACTCCAGACGGAAGATTGGTGGGTGATATCGGAGAGGTAGTCGCAAGTCTGCATTACCAGATCACTCTGAATGAAGGTCTGACGAAGCATCATGATGCGGTTGCCGATGATGGTCGTATGGTTCAAATCAAAACCACATTCAGTGATCACCTCACCTTTCCCGTGCATCATGTCCCTGACTACTACTTGGGCATTAGGCTCCGAGTGGATGGGTCATTCGAAGAAATATACAACGGGCCTGGTCAATTAATTTTCGATCAATTGGCGAACCGCAAGCCTACAAAAACAGGGTTGCATGGCGGACTGATGAGTATGTTGAAGAGAATCAATAAAAGTGTCCCTGACGCGGAAAGAATTCCGCAGCGGTAAATTTATGCAAACTCGCTTCGGCGGGTTTTTTATATTCGCAGGCAGGGTCTTCACTATGTCTCTGGAAGACAACGCCAGGCTGCTCCGTGAGCGCGTCGTTGTTTCTTGATCGTTGACGGAGGGAACGCATCTGAATATACAGTCCGTTCTTTCAATTTTGTTTCGGTAAGTCATGAGCGAAGAACGAGATATTCCAGAGCCCGAGCACGACCACCTGCTCGATCATGAATTCCATGATGACGAATCGTGGGTTGAAGAAGACGCTCAGGCAATTGTTGACGAAGAAGATGATGACGTTGATTTTCTTGATCAGATAGATCAGGACGACTGATACGGCATTTAACAACCAAACGGCCCGTCCATCCGCACGGGTCTACATGCATTGAATCGAGCCCTGGCAGTCGCCGGGGCTTTTTTATGCCAGCGATTTACACAGGCCTCGTCAATGACGGGGCTTTTTCATATCAGCGGGCAGGGCCTGCACCAAGTCTCTGGGAGACAGCAATGACCTTGAAATTCCAACTGGACACCCTCGAAGGCGTCGACGAAGCCACTCAAGCCATGTACGTCGAGAAGAGCGGCAAGTACGTCCTCAACATCGAGGGCTTGCCGCAGCCTGAAGACGTTTCCGGCCTGAAGTCGAAGGTTCAGGAGCTGCTGGACGAGAAGAAGGCTGCCGACAAAGCTCGCAAGGACGCTGAAGAGCAAGCTCGCCTGGATCGCGAAGAAGCGGCCCGCAAGTCGGGCAACGTCGAAGAGCTCGAACGCTCCTGGTCTGAAAAATACAACCGCCGCGAAGCTGAGCTGAACGGCATGTTGGAACAGGAACGCGGCACGCTGAGCAATCAGATCCGGGATCTGACTGTCGGCCGCACCGCCACTGACATCGCAACCACGCTGGCCATCCCCGGCAGCGCCAAGGCATTGCTTCCCCACATCGAACGCCGTCTGAGCGTCGAGCAACGAGACGGCAAACCCACCGTCGTCGTGCTGGACGCCTCCGGCAAGCTCTCGGCGGCAACCCTGGACGAGCTGAAAGCAGAATTTACCAACGATCCGGCCTTTGGTCCGCTGATCGCTGGTAGCAAAGCATCTGGCGGCGGGGCCGGCGGTGCAGGTAAAGGCGGCGGGGCCGCACAAGGAAAAATCGGCGGCACCAGAGAGGAACGACAGGCCGCAATCGCGAGCCGGTTCCCGGATCTCCCACAATCGTAAGGAAATAACTCATGTCCCTGTCGCAAATGCAGGTTTTCAACGAATACATCATGCCGGCGACTCTTGAGACGCTGGACCAGTATCTGGCCGCTTTCAACGCTGCCAGCCGCGGCGCAATCGTGCTGTCTCCGGACGGTTTCACCGGCGACTTCCTCCAGGAGTCGTTCTTCCAAACCCTGGCGGCTGCCCAGCGCCGCGTGGATCGCTACAGCGCAAACGCTACTGTGGCAGCCACCGACCTGACCGAACTGAAAAACACCTCTGTGAAAGTAGCCGGCGGCTTTGGCCCTATCCGTTACGAGCCATCGCAGATGACCTGGCTCGAGCGCCCGACCGCGCAAGGTATCGAGGTTGCGAGCCGCGCTTTTGCTGAAATCCTGTTGAAGGACCAGTTGAACACCGCGATCGCTGCCCTCGTCGCTGCAATCACCGCCCAGGCCGCGGCCGTGAACGATGTGTCGGCAACCGCAGGCATCACCTACGCTGGCCTGAACAACGCTCACGCGAAGTTCGGCGACGCAAGCCAGAACCTGGTTACTCAAGTGATGCAGGGCACCAGCTACCACAAGTTGGTGGGCCAGAACCTGGCGAACCAGCAACAGCTGTTCCAGGCTGGCAACGTCCGCGTGGTGGACATCCTCGGCAAAATCTCCGTTGTGACGGACGCCCCGGCGTTGATGCAGGCGGGCACCCCGAACAAGGAAGTCATCCTGTCTCTGGTGCAAGGCGCGGCTCTGGTCCACGACGGTCGCGACATCATCAGCAACGTCCAGACCGTCAACGGCAAGGAGCGTATCGAGACCACGCTTCAAACCGACTACACCTTCGGCCTGGGCCTCAAGGGCTACACCTGGGACACCACCACCGGCGGCAAGTCGCCGACCGACGCTGAACTGGCAACCGGCACCAACTGGGATAAGACCGCCACCAGCATCAAGCACACCGCTGGTGTTGCTCTGATCGGTGATGCCTCCAAGTAACCCTGACAGCTGAGCCGGGCCCAGTGCCCGGTTTGGCGAGGATGTGATCATGAGCAACAAGAACATCTGGTATCTGCCCGGCCCGTTCCACCAGTACCAGGAAGACGTGAAGGCGCTGGCCAAGGCGGCGGGCCTGCGCATCGTCGACGCAAGCGTTACTGAAAGCCGGGACGGTGCAGCAGAGGATGTGCCTGAGGTGACGATCAAGGAACTGCAGGCACCGGCTGAGATCGTTGGCGAGGTTTCGCTGTCGCAGGCAGAGGTCGAGCTGCAAGAGGCTATCGGCAACCTGAATGCAGAGCGTGACGGCCTGCGCGGCCTGATCGAGTCCCTCGAGGGCGTGAGTCCGCTTGAGCATCCAGGCGCTGGCGAGCTGCCGATCCGCCTGTTCGACGCGCTGAACAAGATCCACGCCGGCATGACCGAGCTGGCAGGTAGTCGCGATCAGATCGCCCAGGAGCGCAACGCACTGCAGGCTGAAGTCGACGCGCTGAAGAAAGCCGCCGAACAGCCAGCGAAGGCCAAGCCTGACGCCAAGCCGTAACACCGGGGCTACGGCCCCACTCATTCAAGCGGAGGCCTGATGGCTAACTACAGCACCGTGGCGGACGTTGACGCCATCCTCGGCCCAGCGTGGACCACCGAGGACAAGAAGGCGCGCGCGGTCATGCAGGCCAACGCGTACATGACATCGCTCAACCTGGTCGGCATTGATATGGCCGACATTCCTGAAGAGGTGAAGCAAGCCGGCGCTGAACTGGCGAAGACAGCCGCCGACGGCAAGCTCTACCAGCAGAAGACGGAAGGCAATCTGGAGGCGAAGACCGTGAAAGCGGGCTCGGTGACCACCAGCAAGACCTTCGGCTCGCTGGATAGCAGCAAGATCATCGCTCAGCCTGGTGATGTCCAGTTCGCTTTGGCGCTGCTCGATCCGTGGATGCGGAGCGCCTACAGCTTCGACGTGTACAGGTGACCCATGGGAATGCGAGAAGAGATCCAGGCCGATCTGGCCGAGGCGTTCGACACCGACCTGGCTGATGCGGTTGTGCCGTTCAGTGGCGGCATTACGCTGCCGGGCACATGGGATCCGGTCGAGGAAGTCAGCACCGATCCTGTCGTCATCGCCTACACCGGGCGCGGCGTGATGGATGCCTTCAAGGCCCAGGCCGTGGACGGAATCAACATCCTGGCGACCGACCAGCTGCTGATCGCGCTCACCAACGAAACGACCGGCACGCCTGTTGTAGGCCACAAGATCAACGGTTTCAGCGTGATCAACGTCCAGACCGACCCGGCCGGCGCTCACTACGAGATCCAGCTGAGGAAGACGTAAATGAACGCCAAAGCCGGATGGAGCCATAGCCTGCGCGACTTCGCCGACCAGATCGACGAGGACGTAACCCAGCATGTGCGCGCGATCGCGATGTCCATGCTGACTGAAGTCGTCAACCGCTCGCCCGTGGGTAACCCGGACTTGTGGAAGGCCAACACCGAGCTTCGAGCGCAGAACACGGCCCAGGCCGATGCATATGACGCCAACGTCGACGCCCGCAACGCGACCAACACCGGCAAGAAGCAATTCAAGAAGCTGACCCAGCGTGAGCGGAAAGAGAACTTCTTTGTCGATGCCAAGGCCGCTGGCAAGGGCTATATCGGCGGGACGTTCCGCGGCAGCCACATCGTTTCGGTGGGGTCGCCTGACTTCACGGTCGTCGAAAACGTCGACCCGTCCGGCCGCGACACCATCAACAAAGGCGCGATGATGATCAAGGCGTCAGGTAATTACCCCGTGATCTACATCCAGACGAACAGCCCCTACGGCGAAATGCTCGAGCTCGGGCATTCGACCCAAGCCCCGGGCGGCGTCTATGACCTGGCCTGGATTGGCGTATCAGAGGCCTACCGATGACCTATGAAGACATCCGCAAGCTGATCACGGCGCGCATGGTCGCCTTTGCCGGCCTGCCGCAGTCGAGCATCGACTACCCGAACACACAGACCTTCACGCCACCGGCTGATGGCCTCTGGTGCCGCCTGAACATCCAGCACGCAACGGCCTTCATGGCTGGCATGGCTGACAAGCCGCACACCCGCAAGCCTGGGCAGATCAGCATCCAATGCTTCGCCAGGCTCGGCACCGGCATTAAGGCGCTCAACGTCCTGTCGGATCAGCTCGAAGCGCACTTTGCCTACTGGCAGTCGGGCGACCTCGAATGTATGGAGGCGAGCCAGATCCCGGCCGGCGAGTTCGAGGGGTTCTATCAAATCAACGTCAACATCCGGTTTCGCGCCGGTTGAGAGGATTCCAAATGCAAAGTTCCGACTACGTGCCGGGCGTCTCCGGCTGGAAGCTTGAAAATGGGGTGCTGGAGCTTGCTGGGCCTTGGGGGAATATTCAAATCGCTTATCTTGATAAGGCACCTGAACCGGAAGTCACCCCGCCTAAACCCTTCGTCATCATCGACGGCGTGACCTACATCAGGGATTCCGAAGTTGAGCGCGGATCAATCACCAATGCGAAGATAGGTGATAGCTGGTCGATCAAGATGGATGTGCGTAACGGGCATTATTTCGCGGCCGGGATCGGCGTCGGCATCGACTCCCAGTTCTTGGTCTCGGCGGATAAGTACGCCATCAAGAAATCGCCCGCCTTTGATTGTGGGGCCGCCTTAGTCTCTGAGGTCGAAACCAGGGCACTAGCAGACAAGTTTCTGCGAGAGCGCATCGAGGCGCTTGCAGCTGTTATCGACTCGCAGCGGGAAAGAATTGATGGCCTTGCGCTCGCCTTGGTCGCCGCAAAAGGCGCCGCTGACGCATCAGTCGCGCGCGGTCGCTGACCCGCCGCAGAGAAACACAATAGCCCGCCTTGAGCGGGTTTTTTTATGCCTGCAATCTGGAGACTCACTATGTCGAGCGGCGCCAAAGTCACAAGTTACATCATCCCCGAGGTGACGCCCGGCGTTACTCCCGGCTCCGGTACCTGGGACACGCTACGGCTGACCGGCAATGCCATGACCCCGACCGTCAACACGGCGACCAGCGACGAGATCACCGACTCGCGGATCAGCCAGGGCTCGGTCGTAACCAGTACCGACATCGGCGGCGACCTGACCGCCGAACTGTCCTATGGCAGCTTCGACAAGCTGCTGGAGGCTGCTTTCTACGGCAACTGGACCGCCAACGTGCTGACCGTGGGGGACGTGCGCCACACCTTCAGCATCGCCAAGAACTACATGGACGTTGGTGTTTACTCCCTGTTCAAGGGTGTGCATATCCCGACGTTCGCCCTGGACATCCCGAGCGACGGCAAGGTCACCGTGACCTTCGGCACCGCCTGCCTGGACTACACCGACAGCAACGTGCCGATCGTACTCGCACCGGCGGCCCCGACTTCCACCCCATTCATGAGCAACGGCAACGTCGGCACTCTCCTGGTCGATGGCGCATCGCTCGAAGGCCAGGCCTGTGTCTCGGGTATGACCATCAGCCTGGACAACGGCCTGCAGGCTCAGCGCTGCATCGGCACCGACAAGCTTGGGCCTGGCGCGCAGATCGCTACCGAGGCAGCCATCACCGGCACTATCACGCTGGCTTGGTCGGCGACGGCCTGGGGCATCTGGAAGAACACCTTCACCCGTGTTCCGGTCTCCGTCGAATTCCCGATCACCGACAGCGCTGGCAACAAGTACACCTTCAATTTCCCGGCGGTGGAAGTCGACGGCGAGCTGCCGAGCGGCGGCAAAAAGGATCTGATCGAGGTCACGCTCAATTACACCGTGGCCAAGATCGCCCCGACCATCACCCGCGCGTCATACGTGGCGCCGTAACACCGATCCACCCCTTGACTGCCCCGGCACCAACGCCAGCCGGGGCGGTCCTTTTCGGCGTGGCGTGAGGAATAACCATGGCTTTGCGACTGACCAAGAAAGACCAGAACACCTCGGAAACAAAGTGGGTCGCCTATGACGACGACACCAAAGTGTTGCTGGCACGAATTGATAACCCTGAATACCAAATCGCCCTTGAGCGCGAACGCCGCAAGTTGCGCAACGCTGACGCTCAGTTCGGCGTCGGTGTCGTGGGTGTGATCGATGGCGAGACGACAGAGCATCAGACCCAGTGCAGGCTGATGGGTCAGTTCATCGTCAAGGACTGGGCCGGTGTGCTGGATGCGGACGACAATCCGCTGGCATACAGCGCCGTAGCTGCCGAGCAGATGCTCGATGCCAACATCGAATTCTTCCTGTTCGTCCTGAAAGAATCGGGAAAGGCCGCCATCGAGGCGAAAAAGGACCTGGATGAGACCGTGGGAAAGTCGTCGCTCGCTTCGTGTGGGAGCGAGAGTGGGGTGGAGACACCGAAAAGCGGCGACTGATCTACCAGCGGCTGAAAATTACGGTCCCGGATGAGCCGGAAACGGACCCGATGACTAACTACCTCCTGAGCACGTTCCGCAACATCACCCGCGGGCGCCGGTTTATCTCGTCGATGGCTGGAGCTTTCCCGCTACCGCTGTCGGCCCGAGAGATATCGGACTGGCTGGATGCGCATTCGCCGGCCATGCCTCGGGCAGAGATTGACGAGGTGGTTTATACCCTTGATGCGCTTTGCCTCAAGGCGGCAGAGGAAGAGTAAACCGCGCCTCTGTGATGCTATATTGCCAACATCACATGGGGGAGAAATTGAATGCTCAGGATTGCAGCTGTAGTGGCGGCGCTGGTTGTTGTTGGGGGCTGCGCCTCTGACGCCAAAAGCTTGTACAGGTTCGGCCAGCCAGTGATTGATGGTAATTATCTGAAGTCATTCGAGGTAAGCGGGTCAGGTCCGGCAGCGCCAGGGAAGATTGCCATGTGCGCAGCAGGCGCTGTCAGGAATGACCCGGTATCGCTCAGCGACTCGTCGAGAACCTTCGTTGGCGCGTATACGGGCAACTATTACCAGGCAGGAAGCAAGCGAGAAGTTGGTGGTGGCAACGCCATTCAGTACGTGGCGCCGGATGAGTCCAGCGTCGTGGCGAAGGGCGAGACAGGCTACACAAGCGGCATGGTTTCGCGATCCGTGCGCTACACCGTGACAGTCAAGAGCTCCGGCCCTGAAAGGAAATATCTGTTCGCCGGCATTCAGCAGGCGCAGCTCGATACTGGATCCATGGTCAACGCGGGTTACAGTCCCGTGCATGTGATGATGGGTGGCGGCTCAGAAGATGTCGCTCGCTCGCTGAGTGCTGTAGCTGAAGAGATAGAGACCTGCATTCGATAAGGTCGACAAATTACCAAGACCCGCTCCGGCGGGTTTTTTTATACCTGGAGAAAGGCAATGGCCCAAACATCCCGCCTCGTCATTGAGCTGGACAGCCGAGACGCCGAAGCAAAGGCGGCGGATACGCGCAAGGCGCTTGAGGCGCTGGAAGACGCGGGCCTGAGCATTCAGCCGGCACTGAATAAGGCCGGTGCGGGCATGGAAAAAATGGGCAAGGGCGCTGAAAAGGCGACCAAGTCCATCGAGGATGAGGCCGACGAACTGGAGAGGCTGCTGGGGCAGATTGACCCGGTGGTTCGCCGCCTGGGTGAACTGGACAAGCAAGAGCAGGACCTGGCCAAACATCGCAAGGCTGGAAAGATCGACACCGCCACCTATGACGAATACAAGGCGAAGATCGATACCGCTCGCAAGGGCCTGACCAGCTTCGACGACTCTCTGACCCGCACCGGAAACACCGCCAAGCAGACGGCAGCAGCCCTGCGCGGCGTGCCGGCACAATTCACTGACATCGCCGTATCGCTCCAGGGCGGCCAGAACCCGCTGACGGTATTCCTGCAGCAGGGCGGCCAGCTCAAGGATATGTTCGGTGGCGCCGGCCCTGCGGCCAAAGCTTTGGGTGGTTACGTCCTCGGCCTGGTCAACCCGTTCACCGTGGCTGCCGCGGCGGTCGGAACGCTTGGCCTGGCCTACTACCAAGGATCAAAAGAGGCTGATGCCTACAGCCAAGCCCTGATTCTGACTGGCAACGTAGCGGGCACCAGTGCTGGCGCCATCAGCTCGATGGCAGCAAATGTCAGCAGGTCCGTGGGAACCATCGGCGCAGCATCGGTAGTGCTGGCTCAGCTGGCCGGCTCATCGAAGATCCCCGCATCGTCTTTTGAAATGATCGCGACGGCGGCCCTCAAGATGGAAGACGCCACCGGAAAGGCTGCAAGCCAAACCGTTGCAGACTTCGAGAAGCTGGCGAAAGATCCAGTGAAGTACTCGGCAGAGCTAAACGAGCAGCTTGGTTACCTGACTGCGTCCACTTACGCGCAAATTGAGGCGCTGGCGAAGCATGGCGATCAGCAAGGCGCCGCAAACCTTGCTGAGAAGGCCTACGCCGAAGCCATTAGCTCGCGGGCCGACCTCATCAAAAGCAAGCTCGGCCTGGTTGAAACGGCATGGGATGGAGTTAAGTCGGCAGCCAAAGGTGCGTGGGATGCAGTCCTGGACATTGGCCGGGAAGACACATTCGAGCAGAAGCTGATAAAGCTTGAGACTCGTCTGAATAACGTGCGTAACGCCAAGACGCCGACCGTCTTTGATGACAATCCAAACCTTGGCGAGCTTGGTGCTGGCGAAAGCGGAGCGCAGTCGGCAATCACCGATCTGTATGTTCAAAAGGCTGAGGATGATCGACGCGCCGCCGCCAAAGCTGAGGCGCTGCGACTGGATAAGAAATCAATCGAGAGCCAAGGGAAGCTTAGCGAAGCACTGAAAAATTCGGCCTCAAATGCGGACAAGCTGAAAGCGCGGTACGTCGAGATTGATGAGCTGATCGCGTCCGCAAGTCGCCGCGGCCAGGCGTATACAGCATCACAAATCAAGCAGCTGAAAGACGCGGCGGCAGAGCAGTTCAAGGATTCAAAGGCGCTTACGCCCAAGGCTTACACCGAAGACGCCGGGCTCAAGATGCTGGATGCGGCCCGACAGACCAATGCCGTGTTACTTCAGCAGAATGCTTCGATCAATGGCCAGGGAATCTCCACCCAGAAGCTCGGCACCCAGGCGCAGGCGCTGGTCAAGTGGGAGCAGCAACTCGCCGATATCAAGGGCAAGAAGACGCTCACCGCTGACCAGAAGTCTTTGCTGGCCAGTCAGGATCTGATCACCGCCCAACTGAAGAAGAATGCCGGGCTTGAGCGTGAGGCCGAGATTCAGAATGGCATCAAGCAGGCGAACGACGACCAGGTAAAACTTCTGACCTTGACCGGCCAGCTTCGCGAGGCGAACAAACTGAAGTCCGGCCTCGATGACGCCCAGCAAATGGCTGAGTACGAGCGTCAGGGCAATACCGAGGCCGCAAAACGACTTGAAACGCTGATCAAGATCCGCGACATCAATCTCAACGCTGCGCAGAAGCCCGGGACGATTGAGGGGGTAACCAAGGCGCCGACTGCAACCGGTCTCGACCCGTCCGTAGGTGGGGCTGACAGCGAGGTCACTCGACTTAATGAAGAGTCGGTCAGACTGGATCAGTGGAGAGCTACCGAGCTTCAAAAGCAGAAAGCCTATCTCGACCTCAAGGCAATCAATGAGCAGACCTACGCCGAGCGCATAGCCAACATCAACAATCAGGCGGCCGAGAATCGGGCCAGGATCGAGCAGGCCAAAAACACGGCGATCATCAATCAGTCGTCGAGCTTTTTCGGGATCATGGCCACGCTGAGTCAATCAGGTCACGGCAAGCTGGCCGAGATCGGCAAGGCCGCAGCTATGGCCCAGGCGACGATCGACGGTTACTTGGCCGTCCAGAAAGCATTGGCTGCATTCCCTCCGCCGTTCAACTTTATTGCGGCCGGGGTTGTAGGTGTGGCCACGGCTGCCAACGTGTCGGCTATTGCTGGTATTGGATTCTCGAGCGGCGGCTATACCGGTTCGGGTGGCGTCAATGACCCAGCTGGCACCGTGCACAAGGGTGAAGTCGTATGGAGCCAAGACGATATCCGCAAGGCTGGCGGCGTGGCCACGGTTGAGGCGATGCGAAAAGGCAACGTCTCGGTGGGTTCGGGGTCAGGCGGCGGAGGTTCAACCGCTTCCAGTTCTTCGCCGATCGGCGCGCTGGCTTTAAACCAGGTAATCAATGTTCAGGGTTCTGCTGACTCGGAGACGCTGACCCTGATTCAGCAAGCTGCACGGCAGGGCGCACAGGACGGCTACAACCTGGTCCTGCGGGATCTAAAACAGAACGGCCCGGCCCGCCAGATGATCGCTCGCAACCGATAAGCTCAAGGAGTAACGCATGGCTATCGCATGGCCGGCATCGCTGTTCCCGTCTGAAATGACGTGGGGCATCGTGAACAACAGCAGGTCCTTCACCTCAACGCTCTCCAATGCTCAGCAGATTGCTGGATATCCAGGCGCCTTTTGGCAGTGCACGCTGACCTTTGGCTTGCTGACCAGGCTGCAGGAGCGCGAGCTGTCTGCATTTTTAGGCCGGCTTGATGGGATGTTCGGGACCTTCAATCTTCCGGCCTTCACTCGCACGCGCTCCGACAACATAGGGGCTCTGGCGGTGGTGACTGGAAATGCGCAGGCGCGCAGCATGCTGGTATCTGGCGCAACACCTAGCGCGCCCATCTTCAAAATGGGCGACTACATCACGGTGGCCGGGGAGATGTTCGAGGTGACCGATGCGGTTTCCTCAAATGCCTCCGGCCAGGCCGTTGTCCCGCTGAACAAGCGGATCCGCAAGACGCTGACGCCCGGCGCTGCCATCGAGTACCGCAACCCGTATTCAGAAATGCGCATGACCTCCGACACCTGGTCGATGGCTGTTCGCCCGGTTATTGCGAGCGGCAACTACCAGTTCAGGGAGGCTTTCTGATGCCATCAGCATTTCCATTCAGCCAGAGCGTGGTGAACATCATCGCGACCGGCAAGTTCATGGTGGTCTACGCCTGCCAACTCGACTTCCAGGATGGCATGGTCTTCGCGCACACCGGTACCGGGCAGCTGGTGATCGACGGCATCACCTACGAGGGCGTCGGGACGTTCGGCGAGATCGGGTCGGCGACGGAAAGCGACAACTCTGGATCGCCCATGTCGATAGACCTGACGCTGAACGGCCTGGACTCCTACATCCTGCAAGAAACCAATATCCGACGATGTCGCGGCAGATCGGGGAAACTGATGTTCGTAGTGTTTGACGAGGCTGGCAACTACGCGGCGGACATTCTGTTCTCCGGCCGCATGGATGCTGCCCAGTTCTCATTCGCCGGCAACGGCCAGGACGGCAACAAGATCACAGTCCCGATCATTGATCGCATGGCTGAGTGGAGCCGAACCGGTACCGAGCGCTGGACCGACGAGAACCACCGGGCGCGCCATGAAGATGACCGCTTTTTCTACGCCGTCGCACAAATGTCTGAGTGGCCCATCTATTGGGCGGCCACGAAAGATGCCCCGTCATTCACATACGACTAGTGACCTATGAGAAATCGAGACTGGACCACGCGTCTGCATGACGTGATCAAGGCCGCCTTAGGGCGGCCTTTTTCATGGGGCGAATTTGACTGCTGCCTGTTTGCAGCTGAATGCGCGGTCGCCGTGTGCAACACCGACCCAGCCGCCGAATACCGGGGCAAGTACACGACCGAGACTGGCGCAAAACGCCTTCTCAAGAAAAACCACGGAAGCCTTGAGGCTGCTTGGGATGCGTGTTTCAGCCGGGTGCCGCCGGCGTATATCCAGCGCGGTGACGTGGTGCTGTATGACGGCCCTAACGGGCGGGGCGTGGCGGTGTTTTGGGCCAATGAGTATTGGTCTGTCGCCGAAGAGGGCGTCAGCCGGATTGCGTGCGAGCCATTGGCGGTATGGAGAGTTGAATAATGAGCAAGGCAGTCAGCAAGGTAGCTCAGGTCGCGATCGGCGCAGTGGTTGGCTTTATGGTTGGGGGTCCAGTTGGTGCCTTTATTGGCGCTGGCGCAGGGCTCTTTTTGTCTTCCCAACAAGAGGCGCTAAGCACTGGCTCATCTCTGCGCGACAATGAGCCGTCAGCGCAAACCGTGCGCTCCGCCAAGGCGCCGATCCGCTTCATCCTAGGCCGGGTAAGCACCGGCGGCGTCTTAGTCTGGGCTCAGGAACAGAGCGGGGCTCAAACAGCCGGGGAGTGGGTCCACCTTGTATATGTTCTGAGTGAAGGCCCTATTGCCGCGCTGGAGGATATTCTTCTGGGCGAAGAATCCATCAGCACATTCGGGGCTGATGCTACCTACGAGCTGATCGTAAACCCAACCCAGGTCAACGCCTTCCTGAAGGCCAACTGCCCAGACTGGAAAGACAGCCAAATAGGGCGAGGGCTGTCGTTTGTTCGCCTGTCTCTTCGCTACAGTGCGGAGAAGTTTCCATCTGGAGTCCCGGACGCTCGATTCATCGTTCGCGGCCGAAACGACATCTATGATCCGCGGTCAGGGACCTCTGCATACTCGCAAAACACAGCTCTTCACATTCTCTGGTATTTGCGCAATCGCTGCGGGATTCCAGATGACGAGATCGTTTTTGAAACTTTCGCCAGTGCGGCGAACGTTTGCGACGAGGCCGTCACCAATGCGGATGGCTCGGTAAGTCAGCGGTACAGGTCGGGATGCGTGATAGGAGCTGACGAGCAGCGCACGGCCGTGATGCAGAAGCTTGAAGCTGCGTGTGCGGGGAGGCTGATTCGTGTCGGCGGCCGCTGGATGCTTCAAGTTGGCGCGTATTACGGCCCCTATGACTTCGAGATCAACGAAGACATGGTGGTCGGCACTATCTCTGGCGGCACTGAGCCGACCAATGATGCCGCGATCAATACCGTGCGTGGCACCTTCATTGACACTACCCAGGCATGGGCTGAAACCGACTACCCAGAGGTCGTGGTGACCGAATGGGTGACTGAGGACGGCGGAGAGGCGGCCGAGACGCTCAGCTTCTCCTATGTGACGGATCCGTACCAGGCTCAGCGCCTGGCGAACATCGAATTGCGCCGGCGCAGGGCTGGCGGGACGATCAGCATTCCCATGAACTTTGCTGGGTACAATTGCCGACCGGGCCGAGCTGTTCGAGTAAATCTGCCGTCGCTAAACATCCTCGGCGAGTTCATCGTGACGAACTGGAGCATGGGGGCCGACGATGGCTGTAGGGTTTCGCTAGCCCAGTACGAGCAGGCTATCTTCGATGACGCCGTTGGCGAACCTTACAACCCGCTCGGATTCATCAGTCTACCGTCCGGCGGTCTTGGATCTCCTACCGGGCTGGCCTGGACACAGAACACTGGGGCTGAGGTCGTGCAGGGTGTTCTGTCCTGGACGCCGCCGGCGGGGATTGTTTCGTCCTACGTCGTCATCGTTCGCCAAGGCGCGACGGCTGTTCAGTCGCACTCGGTACCGGCAACGTCGACTCAGTGCGCGATCAACGGACTGCCTTCTGGCAACTACTCGATGAGCGTGGCAGCGGTAGGGCCTATGGCGCGATCCGGCGAGGCGACCATCACCGTCAGCATCATGGGGCCGCCCATCCCAGAATCCTGCGTGGTGCAGTCCTCGATCGACAACATCGTGCTGATTCCGCAGAACACGCATACCGGCCTCAACGGCGGCACTTACGAGTACTTCTTCAGCACGTCGCCGACGGCCACAGCGAACGACGCGGACTATCTAGGGCAGGGACTGTCCTTCACGCATACCGGCCTGGCGTTTTACACGGACTATTACTACTTCATCCGCTCTTCGAATGCCTATGGGAAAAGCTCGTTCCTCTATGTACCAACTCAGACTTCGAACGATGTGTCGGCATACCTTGCGGCAATGGGCGGGGAAATCACCGAGACGCAGCTTTATCAACACCTGAATGATCGAATTGACTTGATCGACGGCGACGGACCTGGCTCGGTGAATGAGCGCATAGGTGAGCTGCAGGATGAAATAGATGGCTTGGTTGACGCCCTGGCTTACGTTCCGACAGACGCTTATGTCAGGGACAACACCGTTCGGGTAGGGGATAACCTCTGGACCGCGATTGTTGATGTGCCTGCGGCAGGTGACGGTTCAAACGCCCCGCCGAATCCGGCCTACTGGGTTAACAGCGGTCAGTCGATCAGGGCGGCGAATGCCTTGGCCGCGCAGGTCACCAAAAACACAGCTGACATTGTCACCGTTGATGGGAAAACAACAGCGACTGCAACACAGCTTCAAGCGCTGCAAGCCTCGTCCCGCGATGACAATGGGGAAGGTGAGTTGGCCGATGCTTTAAAAGGCTGGGACTCGACTGCCAGCTTTGCGCAGGAAGTGAAGGCAACGGCGGAGCGGGACTTTGCGCAGACTCAGCGCATTACAACGCTGGATGCAAAGGTTGACGATAACGCAGCCAACATCACCGAACTGGAGCAGGTGGTCGCCACCAACAATTCGGCGATGGTCACGAAGACCGATCAGCTGAGCGTGACGGTTGGCCAAAACAGCACTGCGATTCAGCAGAATACGGCGGCGATCCAACAGACAGCCACAGCCTTCGCCGATACCAACGGCAAGCTGTCGACCATGTGGTCGGTCAAAATGCAGGTTGCTG